CCAGAGTTGGGTCGAAAAGTGAATGAGCATTTAATTTCTTTAGGATTAGAAACTCCGATGAAGCGAGAAAATTTTAATTCTGAAAAATCTATTAAAAATATTCAAGGATATTTTGAAAAAATTATGGATAATCTAGGATTAGATCTTGAAGATGATTCATTATGTGATACACCAAAAAGAGTTGCTCAGATGTATGTTAATGAGGTTTTTTGGGGTATGGATTATGACAGATTTCCAAAATGTACAAAAATTAAAAATTCAATGAATTATAGGGGTTCTTTTGTTCTTGAAAGAAATATTAATGTTCAATCATATTGTGAACATCATTTTATTGTTATTGATGGAGTAGCGTCTGTAGCATATATTCCCAATGATGTAGTTTTGGGGCTTTCAAAATTAAATCGAATAGTTCAATTCTTTTCTAAAAGACCACAAGTTCAAGAAAGACTAACAGAACAAATACGCGCGACGATTGCGCTTGTTGCCGAAACAGAAGATGTTGCTGTTCAAATTGATGGTTTACATTTTTGTGTCAAATCCCGTGGCATACAAGATCTTCGATCTTCAACAGCTACATTTTCAGCATCGGGCCAATTCGAAAACGGCGAATGTCGTAGAGAATTTTTAGCTGGGTGTAGATCTTTAATGAGTTAACATGACATATATTTCACATGAAATTCCCAGATGTTTAATAGATGAACATCAAGATTTTATTAGCGATTATCAATTTGTATTGCTTCACAAAATTCTAGAAGATAAAGATTATGCAGAGATGGTTTGTGAATTTGCAGGTTGCGGAGAATTTACTTATCTTGATAATAGTTGTTTTGAATTAGGAGAATCATTAGATAATGATATTCTTTATGATTGGTATGAAAGATTAGAACCAAACTATGTTGTCTTACCAGATGTTCTTGGAGATAAAAAAAGAACATTGGAAAGGTCTCTTGAATTTGCTAATGATTATCCCATTACTTCTACCCATGCTATGCCGGTTGTTCAAGGATCTACACCAGATGAAATGATTGAATGTTATAATGCATTTATTGAATATGGTGAAGAAAAAGCTGGAGGAGGACAGCTTTGGCCAATTATTGGCATTCCTTTTGTTTATTCTTGGCAAGACAAAGATCCAACTCTTCAAGCAAATGAAAGAATTAAATTACTTGAGAAAATGGATAGAGAATGTATCAGGAAAGAATACAGACATCATTTATTGGGAACCTGGCAGGCAAGAGAGTTTGCGCATTATAGGAAATATGACTGGATTCATAGTATAGATACTTCTAATCCAGTGATGTCAGCATTAGATGGTACCCCTTATGCAGGTATTCATGGATTGACACAAAAACCGAAATCAACATTTGATTCCGTTTATGATATGAAAGAAGAAGATATTAATTTAGATCTTTTATATTATAATGTTGATACCTTCAGAGAAATTGTTACAGGAATTGGTTTTAACGCCGAAAGACGTTCTGCTAAATTTCGCGAAAGAAAATATCCAAAGAATTTGAATTATTACAAATATGAGATATAATTAGGAGCGCATGGCTAATAAAATAGATCCCGACCATTATCAAAGTAATACTAACTTAGAAGCAATTGATGTTATAGAGGCGTTTGATTTAAATTTTCATCGCGGCAATATTGTTAAGTATGTATTACGAGCTGGTAAGAAAACTGAAAAGGGTTATGAAAATAAAGAAAAACAATTAGAAGATTTGAAAAAATCAAAATGGTATCTTGAAAGGTTAATCAAGACTGTTGAAGAAGGTTAATATGAATTTACGTGAAGCTAGAAATAAACTTCCAAAGATTAAAAATAATGTCGCCGTTATATTATCAGGCGGCATGGATAGTTCTATTGTTACAATGATGTTGGCCCGTCATTATGGACCAGAAAAAGTATTTGCTTTAACATTTAATTACGGACAAAAACAAGTAGCTGAATGTGGAAAAGCAAGAGACTTATGTCAAGAATTAGGTGTGGCCCATAAACAATTAGATATTGGTTATTTTGGAGAATTGGTTCAACCTATTAGTGCAAATATATCTGGTACTGATATTGATATGCCTGACATTAAAGAAGTATTAGGAGATCCTCAACCCGTAACATATGTTCCATTTAGGAATATGATGTTATTGAGCAATGCTTGTGCTTTTGCAGAAGTGGTAAAGGCGGAATATATTTTTTGCGGTCTTCAAGTTCATGATGAATATGGTTATTGGGATACTAGTCAAGCTTTTGTTGATGCACTTAATGAGATTACCGTTTTAAATAGAACATTTAAAACAAAAATTATCGCTCCGTTTTCTTTATTGAGCAAGACAGAAGAACTTAAAATTTGTAAAGAATTAAGAACATACAATTTATTACAACATACTTTAACTTGCTACGATCCAGATGTAGAAGGAAAAAGTTGTGGGACATGTCCTTCATGTAGTGAACGTATTAAAGCATTTATGAATATTGGAGAACCGGATCCAATTAAATATCAAAAGGAGATAGACTGGCATGTGTAGTATTTCAGCAAGTAAAGATAAAAAGCTTTTACTTAAATTAGTTGGCCTAAATAGATACCGCGGGGAAGAATCACATTCAGTTTCTCAGTTTTTGTATACCGATGATGGTCTAGACCTTAAATCTCAAACAAAATCTTACGGGCCTTTAGATTTAGATTTATTAGATGGAAATTGGGATTATTGTGTAGTGCATCAACAAGCTCCAACATCAAAAGAAGTTAATAATACTGATTTGGCAACAGGTAGATTTATCCATCCAGCTAAAAAAGATAAATCATTTTTGTGGCATAATGGTATTATTAAAGAAGGAAAATTTGAAGGTGATTGGGATACGGAATGGTTATTTGATCAAGCATTAAATGAAGATCTAAATGAAGTAGATGGAACTTTTGCTTGCATGCTATATCATGAAAATCAAATATATGTTTTTCGTAATGAAATTAGTCCTTTATTTAAATCTGATTCTACTTTTTCTTCAACTATATTTCCTGAAGCATCTACTGTAGATCCTAATATTTATTGGAAATTAGATTATAATTCAGATGTTCTAGAACAAGGGTTTAAATTTAAAACAAAAGAAAACCCTTATTATTTCGGAGAATAATGTTTATACATCCTGTGAATGCTTCTACTGAAGTAACTAATATTGATGAAACAATGATTCAACCTAATACTATTGATTTACGAGTCGATAAGGTTTATCGAATTGGGGCCGGTGCAATGCACATGGATGAAGATAAAAAAGAACATAGGAAATCAATAGAACAAAAGGTCGATGAAAATGGTAATTATGTTTTAACCCGCGGCACTTGTTATGAAATTCAGTCCAATCAACATGTTGATATAGCAGAAGGGGAAATTGCAATTCTTATTGGCCGAAGTACTTTTAATAGGAATGGAGTTTTAATTATAAGTTCAATATATGATTCGGGATTTAAAGATTATGCAGGTGCGACTTTGTATAATATTGGTGGTGAAACTACATTAAAACCGAATACTCGGTTTGCTCATTTAGTTATAGCTAAGGCAGAAACACTTCACAAATATGATGGGGATTATGGCGAAAAAAATTGATATTGATAAGAATAATATGATTAAGATGTTATCACCTGAAAAATTTAATATAGAAGTCAAAAATCTAGCAGATAAAATGCCTATAATGGATGCTATATTACATTATTGTGAATTACATATGTTAGAGTATGAAACAGCTGCTTCTTTAATTTCAACAGATCTTAAAAGATTATTGAGAAAGGAAGCAGAAGATTTAAATTTTATTCAAACAACTTCTAAATTACCAATATGAGAGACAACAAATGTTTAAAAAAATTAAACAAAGTTGGGAAAATATTTGGCTACCTAAATTACAAGATGGTAAAACAAAAGTCGAATTAGAAAGAGATAAAGAATATGAATCTAGATGGGTCTGGTATCATACTCTTCTCGCGATTGAATTAGCCGTAACCAATTTACTCCTACTTTATATTGCAATTAAATTATGAATGAATTTGAATGTTACAGTACTTACACGGCTTTAAAATTACATTTTACATCAGATTATGATTATTTTAAATACAATGGAAAGTGTAATGTAACTGTATCATCTTTTAATAAAAGAAGAGAGAAATTTTTTTTTAAAAAATTATCTCGAGAATATAATAGTGAAGAATTAGTAGATTTTTTAGTATCTAATTTTTCAAGTAATATAAATATGTGGATAGGTGATGCATTTGGTGAAAGGTGTGTATCAACTTATCGAGAATGGAAAAAACGTATTGAAAGTTTACAATACAACTTCCGTTCCGATTGTACAAGTATCATGGATGATGACCCTAAGAATTTCGATAGTTTATTTGAAATAGTTGACGGTCAACATCCCCCAATATTTCGTTATGTTTTAGCGAAAAAAATAAATATTGAAACATTTATTATATTGGATGATATCTTGAATTTCATACCAAGATTTAATGAAGAGTTGCAGGATACAATAGTGTGGCCGGATTACTTCAAAATGTGTATGAAATATAAACCTTTCTTTAACCATAATCTTAATAACAGTAAAGATACTTTGAAAAAAGTACTTGAAATTCAGTAAGATTTAGGTTATAATAATAGTTATATTATGACAGCGTGGATATAACGAAAAAATCGAAACAAAGCAGATACAAGGAGAAATATGTCGTTTGCAGATATGAAAAAGAAAAGAGGTTCCTCATTAAGCCGCCTCTCCGAAGAGCTTAATAAAATTAACAGTCCCCAAATTGGAGTAGATGATAGATTCTGGAAAGCAGATCTAGATAAAGCTGGTAACGGTTATGCTGTTATTAGATTTCTTCCTCCTGTTGAGGGAGAAGATCTTCCATGGGTACGCGTTTTTAATCATGGTTTTCAAGGACCAGGTGGATGGTATATTGAAAATAGTCTTACTACTAATGGTAATAAAGATCCAGTTTCCGAATATAATTCTAAACTTTGGGATACCGGTCTCGAAGCTAATAGAGATATTGTTCGTAAACAAAAAAGGCGTTTGACTTATTATACAAATATTATGGTCATAGAAGATTCAAAACGTCCGGAGAATGAAGGCAAAACATTTTTGTTTAAATTCGGGAAGAAAATATTTGATAAGATTAATGATCAAATGAATCCTCAATTCGAAGATGAAACTTCTGTTAATCCATTTGATTTTTGGGCAGGTGCAAATTTTAAATTAAAAATTCGTAAGGTAGAAGGTTTTACTAATTACGACAAGGCTGAATTTGCTTCTCCTACACCATTATTTGAAGATGATGAAAAACTTGAAACTGCATGGAAACAACAATATCCTCTCCAAGACTTCCTCAAGCCAGATAATTTTAAATCTTATGAAGATCTTAAAGCTAGACTTAATAAGGTTCTTGGTAGTGGGATAGATCCTAGTATGCAAAGAGCAGAGGAAACTGTAATTGGTCCTGTTAATACAGCACCTTTTGATGGCGGTGTTCCTCATAGGCCTACTCCGCAGCCAACCGCAAGCGCTCAAAGTGGTAATCCGAATGTAGGATTATCTAAAGAAGGTGAAGACAGCAGTCTTTCCTATTTCGCCAAATTAGCTGACGAAGAATAATTTATTTTTTCAGCCGGTTGCTAATCTATTATACGTGACCGGCTAATCCTTCCTTTGACATTAATTAAATCTCTTATTCTTGGAGTATGAATCTTTTTTACTGCCGGCATTAGGCACAGTAGTGGTGTGCTGAACAATATTTTGTGTGGTTTGACTATTATTCTGCTGACTTACACCACCTCCCGGACGATTTTTTGCATCTTTCAGTTCCGCCGCTCGTCTTTCCTGTTCAACTAATTTTTGATAATCACCTTCACTTTTTGCGCGAAGCTTAGCTCTCTGCTCATATTTTTCACTTAATAACGCATCTGCCATGGTGTCAGAACCAGGCATCTTACTTTTGTAAAGTTTTGCTCCTATCATTGTCAAAATATTATCAATACTCATAAATGTCATTACTTTTTTCCATATCTCACTGACAGCATCCATTAATGAACTAAATAAATTCTTTATTCCAGTAAATAAAGAAAAATTTCCATCTGAATCTCTTAAATTTTCATCAATAAATTTTACAGCATTCTTAAAACCAAATTTCTTTAATAACCATGCAACTGCCTCACCTAACAGATTTGGGATAATGAATAATATATCATCGAATATAGACTCTATACCTGCCCCTATTGCGCCTGTAATACCTCCTTCTTCATAACCCTTCATAACACTTGTTATAACATCAAATGCGGCGAATAAGAAACCAATAGGAATAAAAATCCTACCTATGAGTTTTCCGATTACCTTCACTGCTTTTAAAATACCTTTTATAGGTTTCATCCAAGTCTCGAAAGGAGCCATTATAGCTTTAAATGTATTAGAGATTTTACCGAAAGCACCTTCCTTACCAAATGCAGCTCCAATCGAAGCTTTAAACTTTTTAAAAGTTTCTATTGGATGTTTGAGAGCTTCCGCGTCTAAAAAACCCATGGCATTAAAGCTTAGTACGTTTACTAATTTAAAAAATCCTTTTGTAATTTTTAGCAAAGTTCCTAACATATTATCCATCGAAGTAAAGAAACTAGCTTTAAATTTTCCTAATTTACTACCTTCATCTATTGCCGGGAAGGTTAAAAATTTGGTCATTTTTGTAGAGAAACTATTTTTCAAGTTGGAAACACCTTTTACAACATCATCGCCTATGTTAAAAATTTTAGTTTTCAATTTAGAAAACATACCTTCTTTTTTCAATCGGACGCCATCAACATCATCCGGCGATAAACCCAACATTTTCAATTGTTTTTCAAAAAATGACCCTTTAGCAATTTTTGACTTATCCATAATGTCATCACCAATATCTAATATATTGGCATGCTTTTTGAGGAATTTTAGTTTTTGACTTTTGGACGCGTCCATATTTTCGGCAGCCCATTCTAACATTTTAGATTGGCCTTTTATAAACTTTATTTTACTCGCATCTATACCCTTAGTATTTTTTGCCACCCATTCTAGCATTTTAGATTGTTTTTGCAAAAAGCCAGCCTTTTTCGCGTCGCTTAAACCCTCGGCTTTATCTAGCCACTTTAACATATTTGCTTGGGTTTTAAAGAACTTTGATTTGGATGCATCAGACATTTTGTCAGTGCCTTTTGCCCAATTTAACATAGCCTGGTGAGAGGCCATGAATTTCTTTTGGTTCTTCAGCAGGTTACCGGGGACATCTTTATCAAATCTAAAAAATTTTGCTATATCATCAACAAAGCTAGTTTTGCTTTTTGCGAGATCTTTTGGAAGTGATGTTTTAAAGCCAAGCCATGATCCTAGTTTAGCAAAAAAGCCTACTTTCGCCTTACCAAGATTTTTAATATCTGCAGCATCATCACCAAAACCAAGGAATTTTTTTATCTTCGAAAAGAAACTCGCTTTTGGCTTACCAAATTCATCAAGGTCATTTCCAAAAAGAGAAAACATGTTTCCCCATTTTTCTTTAAATGCAAGTATTCCTGCACCTAAGGCGGCTGCTAATCCAGCAGCAAGTCCACCTAAACCCATTCCTCCCTCGTCTCCTTTGCTTGCTACAGTAAGAGCACCTTTGTCTTTATCTTTTTTATCTTTTTGGCGCGCGGCTTCCATTGCAGCTTCTAAACGCTTGCGTTCAGCATCTTTCATGAAGTCTACATAACCTTTTAATAAATTTGCTGTCTTAA